TCCAAGATCATAGCAGCATCTACATCAGCATCTGCTGTTCGAGGTATGTCTTTCAATATCATCTTCCTTGATGAGTTCGCATTCGTGCAGAACCACTTGGCAGATGATTTCTTTGCGTCTGTTTATCCTACTATATCTTCTGGTAAATCTACTAAGGTTATAATAGTATCCACCCCACATGGTATGAACCACTTCTATAGAATGTGGCATGATGCTGAACGTGGGCAGAATGAGTATGTTGCTACGGAGGTACATTGGTCTGAGGTTCCTGGTAGGGATGCTAAATGGAAATCTCAGACTATTAGAAACACTAGTAAACAGCAGTTTGCTATTGAGTTTGAATGTGAGTTCTTAGGATCTGTTGATACATTGATATCAGCAGCGAAGTTGAAAGCAATGGTATATGAGAAGCCTGTAGAGGAAAATGGAAAGTTAAAAATATATGAAAAACCTTATAGTGGAAGAGATTATATTATAACTGTTGATGTAGCAAGAGGTATCTCAAAGGATTATAGTGCCTTTATAGTTGCTGACATTACAGAGTTTCCATATAAGATTGTGGCAACGTATAGAGATAATGAAATAAAACCTATGTTGTTTCCTTCTATTATTGAGGAAACTGGTAAGGCATATAACAATGCTTACGTCTTATGTGAGGTCAATGATATAGGGGATCAAGTTGCATCAATATTATTTTATGACTTAGAGTATGAAAACTTACTTATGGTTGCTATGAGAGGTCGTGCTGGTCAAATAGTTGGATCAGGATTCTCTGGGGTTAAAACCCAACTAGGTGTAAAGATGAGTCAGGTTACTAAGAAACTTGGATGTTCTAACCTGAAGACTTTAGTGGAAGAAGATAAACTTACTTTCATGGATTATAATATTATAAGTGAGTTGACTACATTCATACAAAAACGTCAATCGTTTGAGGCAGAAGAAGGGTGTAATGATGACCTTGCTATGTGTTTAGTAATATTTGCATGGTTGGTAGCACAAGACTATTTCAAAGAGATGACTGACTCTGATGTAAGAAAAAGAATATATGAAGAACAGAAGAATGCAATTGAACAAGACATGGCTCCGTTTGGGTTTGTAAGCGATGGGTTTGAAGATATTGAAGAGGAAGTAGTTGAGAAGGATGGTACTGTTTGGAAGACTGATGAGTATGGAGATCGCTCTTATATGTGGGATTATCTGTCGTAAATAAACATTTTCATAAATATTTCCAGTCAAAGTTAGGGTACTGCAGGGAGTTAGAATGGCACTTCGATTAGCATCTCCAGGTATTTCAGTAAGAGAAGTTGACCTAACCCGTGGGGCTGTGGATTTCAGTCTTAATGTTGTAGCGGGTTTTGCATCTCCTTTTAAGAAAGGACCGATCAACGAAATTACTAGAATTAATAATGAGAAAGAATTAGTAGATGTATTTGGCACACCTGGTGTCGGAACTACTGATTTCCATTATGAGAACTGGTATGCAGCGTCAAATTTCTTATCATATGGTGGTAAGTTAGACGTAGTAAGAGCAGGTGGAGGAACATTAGCAAATTCAAATGCTGGTGTATCTGCTGCAGCTGCAGATCTATCTGGAACTTCTAGGATAGACAATTACGAAGATTTTATTAACAATCATGATGATGACACCAACTGGTATTTCGCATCGAAGAATGCTGGTTTCTGGGGTGAGAATCTAAAAGTTGCAATTATTGATAACTTTGCAGATCAAACAATAACAACTCCTAGTGGTGGATATACTACTGGTAACTTATCACAAGTAACTGTTGGTTTTGCTGTTACGATGAAGCAGAGTGGAGTATCCGTAGGTGTTGGTACTACTGCTGCTGCAACAGGTTATCTAAAAGGAATTGTTGTTGCTAAGAGTACAACTGGTTTTGACGTAAGAGTTACAGGTAAGGTTGATTCTGCTGGTTCAGAAACATTAGTAGATTATCAACAGAATTCATTGTATGAGTTCAAAGCAACAGTTGATAATCCAATATCTGTTGTCAATGCATCTGGAAGTGTAGTTGCTGTTACTACTTCTGTTACTGCAGTTGATTGGTATAATCAACAAAATATTATGACAAGTGTTGCTGATGGTGGAAGTGATCTAACAACAATTTCTTGGAAGTCTGTTCTGAATAGACCTAAGACAAGTAATTTTACATCCGCTAGAGACGGTGTAAATGATGGTATAAACATTGTAGTTATTGATGGTGATGGAAGTGCAACTGGAGAAGTTGGTTCTATCATAGAAAAATTTGGCAATTTATCTAAAGCAAAAGATGGACAAGGTGCTGGTGGTGCTCCAATCTATTATAAGGATTACATAGCACTCAATTCAGAGTATGTCTGGGCAGGTCATCATCCTTCTGGTGCTGTTGATAATACATGGGGTACAACTCCTGCTGCTAGTGGATTTACTGCTTTAGGTGGATGGACAGCCGTTTCATATGCTGCTGGTTCTTGGGGATTAGAAGCTAAAAACACTAAGTTTGGTTCTGTTGGTTCTGTATCTTATACACTGACAGGTGGTAAAGACTATTCTGGTATTGGATTATTTGAAGCTCCATTAGGAGATCTTCTAACCTCATACGATAAGTTTGCAAATGATGTCGATAGTGACATCAGATTCCTACTTCAAGGTGGAGCATTCAAAACAAAAGAAGAGGAACAGGCAAAAGCAAATAAGATGATCCAGATTGCCGAAGGCAGAAAGGATACAGTCGCATTTATTTCACCTAACAGAGCATCCGTTGTAAACGTTGCTGATTCTGCAGATCAATTGAAGAATGTATTATCATTCTTTGCACCACTTACGTCTTCATCGTATGCGGTATTTGATTCAAGTTACCAGTATGTTTATGATAGATATAACAAGAAATTCTGCTACATGCCATGTTCCAACGATATCGCTGGACTATGTGTAAGAACAGATAGAGACAGTTTTCCTTGGTTCTCACCTGCAGGTAATGCAAGAGGTGGTTTGAACTTCCCAGTAAAACTATCATTCAATCCTGGTCAAGATGCTAGGGATCAACTTTACTCAGAAAGAGTAAACCCAGTAATATCAAGAGCTGGAGAAGGTATTATCCTCTTTGGTGATAAGACTGGACTTTCATATGAAAGTGCATTTGATCGTATCAACGTAAGGAGGTTATTCATTACACTTGAAAAGGCGATTGAGAATGCTGCTAAGTCAGTTCTATTTGAACTCAACGATGCAGGAACTCGTTCAAACTTTGTCAATATTGTTGAACCATTCTTACGTGATGTTCAGGCTAAGCGTGGTATTCAAGACTTCTTACTAGTCTGTGACGAAACCAATAACACACCTGATGTTATTGATCGTAACGAATTCCTTGCTGACATCTACATTAAACCAGCCCGTTCGATTAACTTCATCGGACTAACCTTTGTTGCTACACGCACTGGAGTATCCTTCAGTGAAGTTGTAGGCACTGTGTAATAGGAGACACCCACTATCATGGCATTAGACAGAAACATTTTTTCAATCCCCAATAACGAAAGATCTATTGATTCTTTCAAATCGAGACTCGTAAGTGGTGGTGCTCGTCCTAACCTCTTTGAGGTTGAGATGGACTTTCCATCAGGTGTAGGTATTTTCGATGAAGAAGTCGAGAATACTAGACATAGAATGCTAATCAAAGGTGCTCAGTTACCTGCATCAAATATCGCTGAAGTTGTAGTTCCTTTCAGAGGAAGACAACTGAAGGTAGCAGGGGATAGAAGATTCGATCCTTGGACTATTACAGTCATCAATGACGGAGACTTCAAACTACGTACAGCGTTCGAGCGTTGGGCAAACTATATTATAAAGGTATCTGACGGATCAGGAACAATCAATCCATCCGATTACTTTGCAGACTGGAGAGTCAACCAATTAGGTAGAGCACAAACAGATCTCAACACTCGTGGAGAGAACAGTGCTGCTACGCTACCTGTACTGAGAAGGTACAATATGAAAGGTTGCTGGCCAAGTGCAGTAAGTGGTATTGAATTATCTTATGATACTGCAGACACTATTGAAGAATTCCAAGTCACCCTCCAAGTCCAGTGGTGGGAAGCTTACGACGCTAATAATAGCGATTCTATAGTCTGATAAATAGGTCAATACAAGTAATATTATTATGACCAAACTTTTTGGGTTCTCTATTGAGGATGACTCAAAGAAATCTAAAGGCATAGTTAGTCCTGTTCCTCAGAATAATGAGGACGGGGCTGACTATTTTCTGTCGTCTGGATTTTATGGTCAGTATGTAGACATTGAGGGTGTATTCCGTACAGAGTTCGATATCATAAAAAGATATCGTGACATGTCTTTACACCCAGAATGTGATACTGCCATTGAGCATGTTGTGAATGAGGCAATCGTTTCAGATTTGAACGATAGTCCAGTTGAAATTGACTTAGATAATTTAAATGTCAGTGATGGATTGAAGAAAGTTATAAGAAACGAGTTCAAAGGGGTCAAAGATTTATTAGATTTTGATTCTAAGTCACATGAAATCTTTAGAAACTGGTATGTTGATGGTAGATTATACTATCACAAGGTAATTGATACTAAAAAACCTGATGAAGGTATACAAGAAGTAAGATATATCGATTCTCTCAAGATAAAGTTGATGAGAATTAGGGAAAAGGATGGTGATAAGCGAGGAGTACCTGTTTTACCGATGGGTGGTCCTAATTCTGCAGAAGCAGTTACTAAAGATGCTAAAGTAATTGAATATTATACTTATTATCCACAAGGAATGGCACAGAAATATGGTTCTGTTGCTGGAAAGGGTATAAGAATTGCTAAGGATTCTATTTGTCACGTTCATTCTGGATTGGTAGATAGAAATAAGAAGATTGGTTTGTCATATTTACATAAAGCAATCAAGGGTCTCAATCAATTGAGAATGATTGAGGACTCTCTTGTTATATACAGGATGTCTCGTGCTCCTGAAAGAAGAATTTTCTATATTGATGTTGGTAATCTTCCAAAAGTAAAGGCAGAACAGTATTTACGTGACGTTATGCAGCGTTATCGTAACAAATTAGTTTACGATGCTAACACTGGAGAGGTCAAAGATGATAAGAAGTTTATGTCTATGCTTGAGGACTTCTGGTTACCTCGTCGTGAAGGTGGTAGAGGAACAGAAATCTCTACATTACCTGGTGGGCAGAACTTAGGTGAACTGACAGACATTGAGTATTTCCAGAAGAAACTTTATCGTGCATTAAATGTACCTGAGTCTCGTATTGGAGATACTGGTGGATTCAATTTAGGTAGATCATCTGAAATTTTACGTGATGAACTTATGTTTAGTAAGTTTGTTGGTAGATTACGTAAACGTTTTAGTTTATTGTTCTTAGATTTACTAAAGACACAACTTGTCTTAAAGAATATTGTTACACCAGAAGATTGGGAGAAAATGCGAGAGCATATTCAATTCGATTTTCTATATGATAATCATTTTGCAGAACTCAAAGATCATGAACTAATGACTGAGAGACTTAATATTATGGTTGCTATCGAACCCTATATTGGAACATACTATTCAAGAGATTATGTAAAACGTAAGGTTCTTCGTCAGACAGATGAAGAGATTGAAGAAATGACACAAGAAATGGAAGAGGAAAATGCTAGTGGATATGGTGTTCCTCTGGAAACTCAGAGTGCGATGTTAGATGGAAGAATAGAAGCAGAAAAAGAAGCAGCAAAAACTTTAGGTAAAGTTCCAACTGAACCATCTTTAGATGGTGCTAAGAATGGAGGTTCTGCAAAGGCTCCTGAAATAAATATCAAGAAAGCCAAGATATAAATAACTCCAAGTGTTTATTTAAACTATGGAACCTGCTGAATTAGTTGATATGATGGCAAGCGATGCTCCTTCATCGGAAGTATCTGATGCTATTAAAAATTTACTTTATGTAAAATCAGCCGAAAAAGTTGATGCTGTAACTCCACAAGTTGCTGCTGGACTATTTGGTGAACCTGAAGAAGGTGATCCTTTACCAGAAGTAGGTGATGGAGAACAACCAGAAGTAAACGCTGAAGTTGAAACCCAAGATCAAGAACAACAGGAAGAAGAATGAGTGCATCACAACCACTGTCACTAGTCACTGATCATGGTGAGTTGTCTAGTGCTAATGCAACATCTGCAGTCACTGGAGCAAAAACCATAAAGACTGGAATAGTGTATGTTGTATGTTCAGACGCTAAATCTGCTGGTCATATTGCCGTATGTAATACAGCAAACCAAGCAGGGGTAGGATCTTTTCATGTCGCTAAAGGAGATGACTTCCTTTATCGTTATGGACATCCTGTAAACGCAACTGTTACTGCTGCTTCTAAAGCTGCTAGTGCAGTTCTTACAGTAAATCATCCTGATACTAAAATTCAAGTAGGTGACTACATCACTATGAGTGGTGCAGCAGTCAATGCTTGGAATACTTTGATCGCTCATGTTGAAGTTACTGCTGTATCTGATGCTCAACAGTGGAACGATTATCAAAAGACAATTACTGTCAATGCTAATAGTTCTGCCTTAGCAGATTTTACTGGTACTGCAACTATATCAAAGTCAGTGATCTTTAGACTTGCACCTGAAACCGCTTCAGGATGTACATTGCACTTACACGAGGTAGGCATAGGATGAAGTTAATTTCAGAAGAAATCGAATCAGTAGATATTCTTACCGAAGAAAAAGACGGCAAGAAGACTCTCTATATCCAAGGACCATTTTTACAGGCAGAGGTAGTGAACCGCAACAAACGTTGCTATCCTATCAACACCATGATGAAAGAGGTTACAAGATATAATAATGAATTTGTTTCTAAAGGAAGAGCTCTTGGAGAGTTGGGTCACCCTGACGGTCCACAGATCAACCTAGATCGTGTATCACACAAGATTGTTTCTCTTACACAAGAGGGTAATAATTTTGTAGGTAAGGCACAGATCCTTAAAACACCTATGGGTAAGATAGCAGAATCGCTTCTTGCTGATGGTGTCAAACTAGGTGTTTCATCTAGAGGTATGGG